CCAGTGTTCATTACAAACTGCCCTTGCTCTACAGTCCACAAGTTAATACCACGATTAGCCCACTCAATCGTCAATAGGTTCAAAGACCGCCGTGCAGTACGGAAGTCATAACCAGAGCGAACCTCAAGACCACAACGTTCAAACGCCTCCTCAATGAGGTCGTTCATGTCTAGGTTGAAGTTATTTGTACCAGTAGTGGTCATATCTTCCTATATGGTTTTACTTTTGCTTTTACTTTTGCTGGCTGGGGCACGAACTGCTTGCCTTGGGCTTTTCCCGCTCGTTTTGCTCGTGTTGTTGCTGCGTACTCGCTTGGGCTTAACGCTTGTATTGCTTTCTTGGGCAGGTAGCGTTCCCCCGTCTCGGATGACTTCTTCCCTGACTTGGTTGTCCACTCTTGGTCGCCCCAAGCTTTTAAAGAACGTTGCGATGCGGCTAAACCACCCCCCGCCATCTTTTTCTTTTTGCTGGCGCAATGGGCTTTCTCCGAGAACCCCTTCGGGCTGTCGCAATTGATTGATTTTTTGCGTTTGTCTGACCATTTCACTTATAGCCCCCGCCTTTTTCTTTGTAGCGTTTAGCTAGGAGTTGTGCTTTCCTAGCAGACCATTGACCTGCGCCAGTACCGTGCGTAGCAGATGCTTTAATACTGTTAAATAAAGCCTTGCGCATACCAGGTTTCGTATAGTTACCAGCTTTATTAACCGTACCACCCTCTTTGTATTGCGTAAAGTCGGTATCATCCCTACGAGCTTTCTTTTTAGCTTTAGGCATTTTAGAAGGATTAATGGCACCCATGCCACGACTTGGTCTCATGCTCTTGTCCTTCCACGAATACAGCAGCCGTCCGCACGAGCAGAAGCAGACTTAACTTTGCCTCCAGCAGCTAACTTTGGTTTTATATTTTTACCGGTTTTGCCTTCAATATCAAGTCCTGAACCAGCACTGCCTTGCGCTTTGAAATATGCTTCTGCTACGGGATTACCAAACTTCATTCTTGATTGCTCGGTTGGCTGAGCTTTAGGTTTATCCAAGATTTCTTTCATCTTAGCAATCTCGGCATTAGCAGTCAAAGGGCTAGACTTAACTCGCTTATCTTTGAACTCTTCGTTCTCAGCAGCTTTGCCTTTGCGGTCTTTCTCTGGTGGATTGTGTTTATCATGGATGTCCTTATACCCTTCAGCTGCAGGATTCTTTCTCTGCAGTTGCTCAGGATCAGACCCAAACCCTAAATCTATTTGGGCTGAAGAAGCGATGGGTTTAATAGGACCAGCCATTAGACTATACGACCCCTAGTTTTGCCACGCATTGCGCAACCATCACCACGGCTAGAAGCAGAGGATACTTTACCGCCAGCTCTCATGCCGCTAGATTTCTCAGCTGCAACAGTGCGTTGTGACTTTTGGTTCATCATTCTTTGGAAAAGAGATGGTCCTTTGCCTTGTCCAGCTTCAGCTTCTTTTTGCACTCTAGCTTGGAAGTCACCTAAGCTTGAATCGCTTTGTCCAGACTTACCCTCGGCAGCGGATGTACGCTGTGATTTCTGGGTTTTGCCTTGTTTAGATTCTGCATCAGCTTGTACTTTAGCTTGAAATTCAGATAAACCTGCGGGAGCTTGTCCAGCTCTACCAACTTTTGGTCCACTTTTTGCTGCTGGAGCTTCACTCTTAGACTCAACTTTTGGTGCAGGTGCAGCTTCTGCTTTTGGTGCAGCTTTAGGCGCAGCACTTGACGTAGCCTTAGGAACGGTCTTTGTTTCAGACGTATCGGTACTATAGAGCTCACCAGTCTCGGTGTTGCGACGCATTCTAGAAATCATGCCGGTTTCATCACGCACTTCACCAGCATCGGCTTTTGACATAGCTGGGGCAGCCTTTGGCTCATCAGGAACGGCCCTACGCATACGAGCCATAATGTATGGATCAGTACGATCTGCTCCACCTAAGTATTCTTCTTGGGCTTTGCTTAAACCGCCTTCATCAAATCTACGCATTTTCTTTTTCATGTTAGCAAGCCTTTCCGCCTTTAGTCATCTTAACCATTTTGCCTTTGGTTTTGCCCTTCATCTCGACGCCACCACCTTTAGCTAATTTGGACAAGTTAGTCTTTTTACCACCATGAAGTTGCTTGTCGTGCATGCCAACAGCCTTCTTCACAACTTTTTTGTCCATCTTAATATCTTCATGCTTAGTCATCTTAGTTGCCATTCCACCACCTCCAAATTTTTTGCCTTTATCGGCAGTTAAAAACTCTTGCCCAACTTTGGCAGGGATACCTACTTTTTTGGCAAAACCGGGGTTTTTAGCCACGGCAGCCATGAAATTGTGTTGTTTTTTTGAGACACTAGGCATTTATTTTTGCCCCCAATATCCAGCTACAAACCCAACAATACCTGTTATAAAGCTGACAAAACCGCCAATCGCTAGTAGCGTCTTCCACCCACCCTTAGCTTCAGATAATGTTTTCTGAATGCCTTGGATTGCTAACTTGATTTCTTGCATTTCTTTGACCATTTTATCCATGTCGTCCTGCAAGTGTTGAATATCATTAGCATGAGTTGCTAGTTCACGGGCGGTTTTGATCGGGTCCATTTCGCTCATACCATCCGTCCTTTAGTCTTACCTTTGACAGCGCAGCCATCAGCACGTTTGGAAGCGGAGGATACCTTACCACCAGCTCTTAACTTAGGCTTAACATTACGCCCAGTCTTGCCTTCAATATCAAGTCCTGAACCAGCTGCACCGCCACGAATAGCTCGATCTGCCTCTTTATTTAAATTAGTGCCTTTTTTGTTGGTAAGGTCTTCAATAGCTTTTTGACGCAGGGCTTTTTCTTCAGCTTCTGCAGTTGGATATCCAGCTTTTTGAGCTCTAGCATTAGCTTTTTTCTCATTGGCTTCCATCTCTTTTGCGTACTTTTTCATGTCCGCATCATACTTTTTACGGTACTCTGGATCTATATCATATAAATCTTGGTCCATCACACAATCCTTCCTTTAGTCTTACCACGGACTTCGCAGCCACCACCACGAACAGATCCGCCTTCTTTGCAGTTCCAAGCCCGTAGAGATTTATTAATCCGTGAGTTTGGATCGTTAGCAGTTTTAGCGCTGGTTAGCTTTTTCTTCATACCTGACATGCGGGCGCAGAATGATTTCTTGCGTGGACCGCCCTCTGGCTGAGGTGCCTTTAGCCCAGGTTTACCAGGATTAGCAGCGTTATAGGAGGCTCGCCCCTTAGCGTTTAGACCGCCTTCGGGGTTTTTACCTTCTTTGCGTTGCCACGCAGGAGTCTTAGCCATAAAATACCGTCATGCTGGTTTGGTTAGACATACCAAGAACAATACCGTTGTTAGCCAAAATACCCTCACCAGGTAGTAACATGTACGTTTCTGCTTGATTGTTAGCTGTGTCAAACGCCATCAAGAAACGAGTATTAACGCCACAGTTACCAGTAGTAGACCCAGTATTAAATAGATCTGTAAAGGTAAAAGCGTTGGCGTTAGCCACTGAAGCTACAGTAAAGTTACCGCTTGAAGCAGCGCCATCATTTGCAGCAAAACCAAATGCTTGCCCGTTAGCTAGACCATGTGCGGTAACAGTGACAGTTACAGTATTACCCGTACGGCTATAGGTTCCAGCTTTAGCTGAAGTAGTAGAATCCCAGATATTAACTATACCTGCGCTTGTGCTACCAACAGTTAGCAAACCTTTTAAACGAGTGCGTCCAAGATAAGCTACGCCAGAGGCATTTAAATGCGCTGCTAATACATCATATTGCATGCCCATAAGAGCCTCCTATTAGGCGCTTTGTTGACCAGCGTCAGATACGTGATAAATGATTCTTCCGCTTACCACACCGGCAATCGCATTAGTAGCACCTTGGGTATTAGTAACAACAACTAAATTAGTTGCGTTAGCTGCATTACCCAAAGAAGCACCGCCGCCTGTACCACCAACAGTGAATACTGTACGAGCAGATACGTTACCAGCAGAAACAAAACCAGTAGGAACGTTTGTACCAGTAGTAGTAGTTTGACCAGGGCCAGTACCAATAATTGGGGTAAACCCTATATTAGAAGTAGCATTACCGCCGCCACCGCTAGAAACAATAACTTCGGTTACTACTGCGTTAGCAGGTAGAACTAAAGCGTTACCGCCAGAAACGTTAGTTACGTTTGCGGTTGCTGCAGT